GCTTCGTTTGATGCTTTTGTCGCTGACATTAACATTGACTTTGCAACAAATGAAGTTGTGCGTGGCACGATGACGCTGCAACGTACTGGTACTGTTGCATGGACTTGGAAAGCTTGATTACTAAAGGACTGAAATGCTAGACAAATCTTTCTTTGTTTCAACTGAAGCACAAGAACGTCAAGTTGAATTGGCCGATGGCAAGAAGTATTCCCTGTTTTTCAGGGAACTTCCTGCCGTTGAGTTTAATCGTTATTGGAACGCAATAAACTCCAAAGACGAGGATGTTCAACTACTTGCAAGCGCAAAACTTATTGCTGCTGGCTTATGTGATGCTGATGGCAAGTCAACTATTACGGTTGAACAGGCCGCACAGCTAAAACCACAGCCTCTGCAAAAGATTCTTGAAGCACTGCAAGATGTTAATGGGTTGACTGACGCAAAAAAAGACTAGATGCCGAAAGTGACGATCACTTTTGGCATGTTTTAGCATTAGCATTAGGTGGTCGGACTGTCGCTGAATGGAAGTCTGCAATGTCACAAGCAGAGTTTCAGCGATGGTTCGACTTCTATAAAATGCACCCATTTGATGACTTACATAGATTCCATCGTCCTGCTGCGCTGGTGGCTAAATCTATGTCTGGTGGCGAGATAGAAAATATGATTGAATGGCTGCATCCACAGTATAATGGTGCGGCAGACTCGGATTATTCTGAGGAAGATTTAAAAACATTTAAGGCGCTTGGCTTGAGCAAGCCTCCAAGGAGGAAATGATATGGCTGTCGGTGAATTAGTTGTATCGCTACTTGCGGAAACAGGCTCGTTTGAAACTGATACAAAACGCGCTGCCGATACTCTTGTCAAGCTAGAAAAGATTGTTAAACAACTGCAAAAAACGATGGCAGATAGCCGTCAATATGCAGATGATTTTGTCGGTCCATTACAACCATCAAAACTTAGACCGGCAATTGATGGAGTTGAGAATTTAAATCGAGCCGTTCAGAAATCTCAAGCTGGTTTTAGGGCAAGTAATCAAGTTCTACAGCAAGCAAGCTACCAGGTAACTGACTTTGTTATTCAGGTTTCTGGTGGCGTATCTGCTTTAAGAGCATTTGGTCAACAGGCTCCGCAACTTCTTGCCGCATTTGGTGGTGGCGGTGCGCTTGCCGGTGTGTTTATTGCTCTTGGCGCCGGAATTGCCGACTTGATTATGAAATTTGGCGGCGTCAAGTCTATTGATGATGCTATTAAAGAATTAAAGACATCAACGCAAGGATTAACTGACGCATCAAATACATTAACTAATGTTGACTTGAGTTCGCTTGGCAAGGCTTATCGTGAAGCAAATAGAGAGGGCAAAGACCTTATTGATGCAAATGTACGGCTTGGCAAACTGCTAGTTGAAATCTCTATGATTGATGCTACTGCTGGGTTTAAGAAAGGCATTAAAGAAGCATTAAATGATATTGATTTCTTTGCAAAAGCTATTGGTCGCATTAGAGATGCATTTGCAAATCCATTAGCAGTTGGTCCGCGCACAGACACACAAGATTTTGCTTCTGCCGTTAAGATTACACAAGACCAAGCTGCTGCGCTTGATACGGCTCGTATCGCATTTGGCAATGGGCAAAAAACCGCCGCAGAGTATAAAAATACACTTTCCGGCATTCTTGAACAATATAAAGGCACTAATAAGCAACTTACTGATTTTATTGTTAAAGAAAATGAGCGCATTGATGTTATTGATGCTTCTCGTAAAAAACTTGAGGCATTTAACAATGCTCAGGAAAATGGTTATCGTGGCCTAGAAAAGGCCAGTAAAGAAGGTGATAACTTTATTCAGGCTTTGCGTGAGCGCACAAAGCGTACAGAAGAAGGCGAAATTGCTATGCTTCGTATGCAAGCCGCAGAAAAAGGTGTTGCTGCACAAGCTGCACCATTAATTGCTTTGCTTAAAGAAGCTAATTGGGCTAAAGGCACTGAGAAATTTGAGCAATCGCTTGCAATGTCAACTCAACAAATGCAATTCCAAAATTCATTAATTGGAAAAAGCGCAGTTGAAGTTCAAGTGCTTAATGCTCAATATAAGATTTATACAGACTTGCAAAAACAAATCCAAGATTTGACACGAGCAAATGGCGAATTAAGTACAGCAGAAATTGAAAAAATGAAAGCTGCTGCTGAATCTGCAATTGCAATTCAAACAGCAATGATTACTTCTCGCCAGCAGCAACAGCAAACATTCCAAGCTGGGTTCCAAGGAGGACTACAAAATTATGTAGATACTGCCGGAAACCTAGCTAAAAATATGGAAAACGCATTTTCTAATGCCTTCAAAGGAATGGAAGATGGACTGACAAGATTTGTTTTGACAGGTAAGGCAAGTTTTACTGATTTTGCTAATGCGCTAATTTCAGACATTATGCGAATTTATATTCGTATGGCTTTGACTGGTCTAGTGCAAAATTTTGCAATTCCAGCATTTTCTACAACTCCTGGCACATCTAGCAATCCTGCATATCAAGGTCCGCCAAGTGCGCCAGTTCGAGGATATGCGGATGGTGGATATACAGGTGATGGCGGCAAATATCAGCCAGCAGGTATTGTTCATGCTGGCGAGTTTGTAATGAATAAACAAGCAACTAGCCGTATTGGAGTAGGCAATCTTTATCGAATGATGCGCGGCTATGCTGATGGTGGTTATGTTGGGCCTACTCCAACTGGTACTGGCAATGGCAATGTTTCAATCGTAGTTAATAACAATTCTAGTAATGCACAAGCTACTGCAACATCAAGAACAGACGCATTTGGCAATCGTCAAATTGAAATCATGGTTGCGGATATGGTTAATAAAGCAATTGCAACTGGAAAGACAGATGGCGCAATGCGTAATGCCTACAATATTCGGAGGTCTGGCAAATGACAACAGCATCAGTAACATGGCCTACATCGCTGCCAACCTGCCCTGAGCGTGAATACTCTGAATCGTTAAAAGACAATGTAATTCGCAGCGATATGGATGCTGGTATGCAAAAACAGCGTCAACGCTATACTCGTACACAACGTATGCTTTCATTATCGTATTTAATGACTGATTCTCAAAAATCAGATTTCATTACATTTTTTGGTCAGATCAAGGGTGGTGCACTTCCATTTAATTATAAAGAGCCAATAACAAATAATTCCATTGTTGTTCGTATGACGAAAGGTGTATCTGGTCCAACATTTGTTAATAAAAACCTATGGCGTATTCAATTTGAGGTAGAGGTACTACCATGAGTTTTTCTAGTGCTTTTAAGATTGCTGCCCTTGAGCAAAATACTGATGAGGTTTTCTTATGGCTGCTAACTATTGAGCATCAAGAGTCATCAACTACATTTCGGTTAGTTAATAATCTTGATGACATTGTATCTCGTGGCAATACCTATATGGCTTTCCCATTCCAGTTTGTATTGCCTGAAGATGATGGCGAGACGTTGCCAACAATTCAGATTAGTATTGATAACGTAAGTTTAGAGCTGATAGAAATTATCCGCACTTATGGCACAGGCATTACAATTACAGCAGAAATTATTATGGCAAGTATGCCAAATGCTGTTGAATATAGCATTGATGATTTGTCTTTAGTTGACGCAACATATAATTCTCAAAGCATTACATTAACGGCACAAATTCAAGATTTGCTAAACCAAAGATTTCCTGCTGACGATTATTTACCAAGGACTTTTCCAGGTATGTTCAAATGATTAATTATCTAATTGGAATACCATATAGAAATAAGGGTAGAGACTTATTAGGAGCAGACTGTTGGGGTCTGCTTCGTCTTTTCTATCTTAATGAAATAGGTATTTTGCTGCCAACTTATGATGATTTATACGTTGACGCATTTGATAAAATATCTACATCAGCAGCAATACAGGACTTCGCTAACGACTGGGTAAAAGTTGATATACCGCAATACGGCGATGGTATAAAATTAAGGCTCATGGGGCATCCGTGTCATGTTGGAGTATATCTTGGCAATGCTGAGTTTTTACATACACAAACAGGACATAATAGCTGTATTGATAGATTGGATAGTGTTAAGTGGCGACATCGAATTGAAGGCTACTATAGGCACAAATCGCAGATAAAGGATTGATTATGCTGCAACAGAGTGAAGTACAAAAAAGTGTTTACACAGCATTTCGTGAGTCGCCTTTTGCTTTGCAAGAATCAATTAAAGAAATTTATGTAAAAGCTGGTAGCTCAATCCAAGAAATAATTGATGAGACAATTCAAGAAGAATGGCAACATAAATATCTGCGCGTAGTTCTTAATGATGAAGTTATCAAGCCAGAAGATTATGCACTGACATTCGTTAGTGAAAAAGATGTTGTCGGCATGGTTCTTGTTCCGCAAAGTGGCGATGTTGGTCAAATCTTTAAAGCAATTGCTGTTATCGCAATTGTTGTAGCAGTTACTTGGGCGCTTGGTCCTGGAGGACTTGTTGCAGAAGGAATAGTTGGTCCAGCATTAGCAGCCGGTATTGGGGCTACAGCAGGTCTAGCTGCAACACTTGCTCTTAATGCACTTTTCCCGCCTCCTGTTCCTGGACTTCCATCAACCGGAAGCTCTGGAGCATCAGAAGACCCTGTTTATGGATTTAGTCGTACAGGCAATCAAATCAACCGATATGCGGCAATTCCACGAATTTATGGTTGCCGTAAAGTATTTCCGCAACATGCAATTGCACCATATATCATTGCTCAAGGCACAGATCAGTATTTATATCAGGCTTTTACTGTTGGCTATGGACCAATCAAAATTGAACAAATTAAGATTGGAGAAAATCCAATTGGTAACTATAAAGATGTTGAATATTATATCCATGAATCATTTGAAGCCGGTGATGAACTAAAAATTGTCAAGCAAGATAATTGGCAAGACCCATATAGCATTACATTATTAAAAGATGAAGAACACATTATTTCAACAACAGATAATGCAAATGCTGCGTCTGTAGCAATTCAATTTCCGCAAGGTATGTATTATTTACATACAACAGATGGTTCAAAAACAGGCTGGGATATTGATATTCAAGTTCAAATTAGCCAAAGCGGAACTTCAACTAGGAATCCATTAACTAATTACAATCCAGTTATTACTGATGGAACTTTAAAATCAACAGTAACGAGTAATACATGGAACGTTATTGGTTCTGCATATTACACTAATCCGAATCATGCAGTAGTTACTGAATTGCCAGCATCTTCTACTGTTGGCAATGGAGAATAT